TAAGGAATATGATAATATCCATCTGGATGTGTTTTCATCATTTGGAATTTATGGTTGGTTTCAAAGGGATGAAAAATATAAAGATCTATTTGACAAGCTGAACACGCACCCAAAAATAACAAACCATGGTACTGCATCCAACGAAACAATCTTGGAGTATCTCGACAAGTCGCATATCTTCATGTATCCCTCCATTTGGCAAGAAACCTCTTGCATTGCCATGATTGAGGCGATTAGATCAGGTAATGTAGTGATACATCCGAACTATGGTGCATTAATGGAAACCGCCGGGAATGCTACAGTTTCTTATGATTTCTCCGAAGATTTAAATACAAATGCAAGCATGTGCTATTCATTGGCAAAAAATCTTCTGGATATGCAAAAATCTGATGACACTTTCCTAAACAGATTTACTCTTTCCGATAGATTTGTTCTACCAAAAAATAGTATAAATAATTTCATCCATCAATGGAAGGTAACATTATTAAAGGTAACAAAATAAATGGCAGAAATTATAAAGTTTCCTAAGATGAGACTTGACACACCCCCACAATCACCAGAAGAGCTTGCAGAAAAGATTACCGAATACAAAAAAAGTTTCGCAGATGATATATCAGAATTTTTGTGGAATCATGTGCTCGGTGAGCTTGCGAGATCAGGGTGTAACCTAGAAGATAAAGCTGATGAACTGTTTCCTTCAATACTACTGGTTCTAGAATCAATTAGATCATTGCATTTACATTCAAACGATATCCATCATCCTTTACAAGATTTTGCATCAGAATCATTTAATGGTGAAGATGATGACGAAGATAATGACGAAGATAATGACGAAGAAATTGATATTGACTGTGAAAATGATATTGACAATACATAAATAGTGAAATATATTATATTTTTAAATAATGGATTAACGAAAAATGCCTATTTTAATTGACTATAATCAGGTGATGCTTGCATCATTATTTGTGAGCATCGGCAACCATCACAATATTGAGGTGGACGAAAATCTAATCAGACACATGTTTCTGAATTCTATTCGCGCTAACAGGAAAAAGTTCTCAGAAGAATTTGGTGAAATAGTGATTTGCGCAGATGGAAAAAATACCTGGCGCAAAAACAATTACCCATATTATAAGAGCAATCGCAGGAAATCACGAGATGAATCTGAATTAGACTGGCAAGAATTGTATCGTATTATCAATACAATCCGCGAGGAAATGTGTGAATACTTTCCATATAAGGTAATACATTTAGACTCTTGTGAGGCTGACGATATCATCGGCGCAGTTGTGCACGAATACGGCACCGAATTGAATAATGGCAGTGAGAAATTTTTAATTCTCTCTGGGGATAAAGATTATATCCAATTGCACAAATATTCAAACGTTAAACAATATAACCCTGTTATGAAAAAGTGGGTTTATGACCCGAACCCCGAAAAATACTTGACAGAACATGTATTGAAAGGTGATAGCGGAGACGGCGTACCGAATATTCTATCACCTGATAATTGTCTTGCAGTCGGTATTCGCCAAAAACCAATGACAAAAAAGCGTCTGGAATTATATTCCGCAGGCGAGTCTAATATGGATGCAGTTACGCTTGAGAGATACAAAAGAAACAAGATGTTAATTGACTTGTCTCAAATACCAGATGAATTGAAAACCGAGATATTAGAAAAATATAACCAAGATAAAGATATTGGCAGATCAAAGCTATTCAATTTCTTTATAAAGAAAAAACTTAAAAACCTTCTCACAGATATACAGGACTTTTAATGAAACTTTCAATTTCAGAAATAGTAAACAAAGCAATTGAATTAAACACAAAAGAAGAAAAAGTAGAGTGGCTACGAGAAAATGATAATTCTGCGCTTCGCATAGTTTTGAAATATATGTATAATCCCAATATAAAATTTCTAATACCTGATACAGCACCACCTTGGAAGAAAAATGATTATGTTGATGTCGAGGGTATGTTGTATAAAGAAGCCAGACGTTTAAGAATTTTCGTCGAAGGAGGTGGGTATGATGGGCTTGATCAGGTCAAACGCGAACAGCTATTCATTTCGCTTCTAGAAGATATTGATAACAATGACGCCGAACTGCTTTGTAAAATGATTGCACAGAAGCAACTGAAAGGTCTGTCAAGAAAGACTGTGCAAGAGGCATTCCCAGAAGAGTTTGATACGGAGACTACAAATGCGTAAATCATTCAAAAAATTCCAAGAGCAACAATGGGATGATGAGTGGGGCGATGATGATGAAGATTTTCGGCGCAAAGATAAAAAAATGAAACACCGTCGTGATAAAAAGCGTCAAAAAATAAATGACAAATTTAGCAATCTCGATGATACCAATTTAGAGTAAAAATATGTATGATAATGTAATTGTGACAGATTATGACGGAGTTTGCGGTTATTGGGAACACGGATTTCACATGTGGATGATTGAAAACGGGTTTGAGCATAAAGCAAATGGTTCATATAATGTTGAAGATAAATACGGTATAACTAAACAACAGGCAGATAATCTCGTCGAGTCGTTTAATGAGAGCGCGGCTTTGAAGAGATTGCCACCCGTCAAGGATGCAATAAAATACATTAAAAAACTGCACGAAGAGCACGGATATGTATTCCATTGTATAACGGCCATACCCGATACGCGAGATATGTATGAGGCCCGTAAAGAAAATATCGAAAATCTTTTTGGTAAAACAGCATTTGAAAGGCTCACATTATGCGGATCTTCTGAAAATAAAAAGGATCTTCTTGCAGAGTATAGAAACACAGATTGTTTGTGGATAGAAGACTTGCCTGAGAATTGTGAGATGGGTCTGGAATACGGAATGCGATGTGTTCTATTTGATAGACACTATAATAGAGATAAATTATACCCTTCTTTAAATAGAGTATATAATTGGAAAGATATATACAATATTTTGGTATAAATACACATATAAACAAAGCAGTGCAAAAGCGCTGCTTTTTTACATTAAAAGGAAGAATGAATGCCCATATATTCAATGAAAAATAAGAAAACAGGTGATGTATTTGAACTTAATATCAAATATTCTGAACTTCAGGACTATCTGACTGACAACCCAGATGTAGAACAAATCTTTAATAAATTTCCTGCGACGGGTGACTCTGTAAGATTGGGTAAAAGAAGACCAGACAATTCCTTCAAAGACGTTCTAAAAAAAGCAAAGGATTCTCACAAATATAGCACGGTAAATGACTTTTGACACATCTCTAATTAAAGTTTATTATAAATAAAAGTGTGACAGGAGGTATTATTTGAGTAATTCTTTATCAGATGTTATCAGTACCCTAAGATTGGACGATTGTCCAACTCGTGTCACATTTTACTCCAAAAATAATAAACAAATTCCGGGCATTAATGCTCGTAAAGGAGGTTTTATGGCTAAGCGTCAACTTACACGTAAGCAAAGAAGAAATCAGGAAACGCAAATTGAAAATGTTTTCAATAAAAAGTTTTCTATGAAACGTATTCAACCTATTACAGCAAGACAAGAAGAGCTTTTCCAGTCCTATGAGGATGGCTGTAATATAGCAAATATCGGGTCCGCCGGTACTGGTAAAACATACGTTTCATTATATCTTGCTTTAGAAGACGTTTTGGAAAAAGATGAATACCGAAAAGTAATTATAATAAGATCAACCGTTCAATCTCGTGAACAAGGTCATATGCCAGGCGATGCAAAAGAAAAGCTATCACATTTCGAAACGCCGTATGTTGACATTGCAAACGATTTGTTTGGGCGCGGAGATGCATATCAGATTTTGAAACAGAAAAACATGATAGAATTTATGTCAACTTCATTTGTCAGAGGTCTGACATGGGACAATTGCATAATCGTTGTGGATGAAATTCAAAATATGACATACGAAGAATTGAGAACTATCATCACGAGGACTGGCGAAAATTCAAAAATTGTATTCTGCGGCGATACGAGACAAGATGATCTTCGCAATTCTAAAAATAGATTTGACAAATCCGGTATCGGAAATTTCCTTAGAGTCATAGAACAAATAAACAGTTTTTCAGTTGTAAACTTTACAAAAGAGGATATTGTTAGAAGTGGTATTGTGAAAGACTTTATCGTAACAGAAGAAAGGATTCTAGATTACGCATAATTTATGCGTTTCTGAATATTAAGAATATGCCAGCAGTAGCAAGAGTTGGAGTAGATATAATCAATACAGGTCACCCATGTGATGCTACTGCTGGCATAGCAGGACAATTACAGAACCAGGTTTTTATTGAAGGATCGCCCGCGGCAGTAAAGGGCGGACCAATACAAACACATAACATATTAGTAGGTGGCATTTGTGTTCCTCATGGCGCATCAATAAATGCCGGTTCTTCAAAGGTGTCCATTGCAGGCATTCCTATCGCGAGAGTGGGCGATTCCGCAGATCAAGGAGCAGTTGCAACTGGGTCATCAAAGGTATCAGCAGGTGGATAATGAAATTTATATATGATGAAACTTTAAAATTTCAAGAATTAAATGCAGAAATGACGGAACTGGGTAGATTCTATGAAACTCCTAATGGAGTGAAATACCCTTCTGTGACCACAATCATAGGTGCAGGATCTGATACTTCCTGGCTTGACGAATGGAAAGCAAGGGTGGGTGAAGCAGAGGTAAAAAGGATTTCTGGTACTGCAGCAAGAAGAGGTACAGCAGTACATGAGTTGGCAGAACAATACCTTAAAAACAATCCCGATTATAAGAAAGGTCATATGCCAGCCAATATCGCCAGCTTCAATTATATAAAACCATTCTTAGATAAGCATATAACCACAATAGTCGGACTCGAGGTTCCTCTTTGGTCAGATAAATTGAGAACAGCAGGCAGAGTGGATTGTATTGCAAAATGGGATGGTGTGTGGAGTATCGTGGATTTTAAAACGTCAAAGCGTGAGAAGAGCAGAGACGATATTCATACGTATTTTATGCAAGAGTCTGCATATTCGTATATGTTTTACGAGAGAACTGGTGTTGTGTGCAAAAATCTAGTTACTGTTATGACGATTGACGATTCTCATCCCAAAATTTTTATTGAAAGAGCAAAAGACTGGCTTCCAAAATTCATGGAATTGAGAGAAACAGTAGAATTTTAATTAAAAGTGGTTGACATCATACCAGGATTGTATTATATTTTAATTATAAAATAACTCAAAGAAAGATATAAACTATGTGGATTGCAATGAATGACTCTTTTGTAAGTATTGTGCAAGATCGTAACGTGCCGACACAGGTGGCTGTTCGGGCCCGAGTAAAAGAGGATTTGGTCTCTCTATTTCCTCAACACATCCAGAATGTAATTACTACTGATGATAGCGACTATCGTTTTCGTCTGTTTTTGGATAAAGCTTACGTGTCGAAGATCATCTCTGATCGTGTTCTTGATATCGACTACGATAATTTCAAAAACAGTGTCAAACAAAAATGGCGTAAAAGTGCATACATGGGTATTTGGCAGATTATGTTTCAAGTTCAGAACAAATTATATCCCGGGACGGTTAATAAGTGGTGGCTAAATTATCAAAATCGTTGATTTCAACCCTAATGGGCAATTTTTATAAATATAATTAAAATAACCCATCAAGGAGAAATACATGATTAGATTTGGTAAATATCTCAAAGAAGATATTCTTGCAGAGTCACTTAATACCCCTCAAGAATATTATATAACTGATGACACCAAAATACCAGAAAGAATATATGCTTCTTTTTCTGTAGATGGTAATCCTTATGTAATAGCACTCCTAGAATCCAATGTACCTGGTATCTATACACTAGAGGTCGGTAGAACAAAAGAAGGCGCATCCAAGACCTATTGGTGGAAATATCATAATTCTTCTGATATTATGCCTGTATTATCTACCTTACTACAGTTCACGCAGTCATCTATGGCATGGACACAAGGAAAAATAAAAGGTGTTGTTGTAAAATTCAGAGCAGCACAAGCTGGTAAAATTGACAGAGCAGTTAAAATTGCAGAGAAAATTGTAAAAAAGTCATATGTGAAATCATTTAAACTAGTATCTGTAAAACAACCAGCCGAAGATTCTGTGAAGAATAAGGAAAGATACTTGTTTGTAGCCAAAAAGTCAATTGATCCGAAATCTCTATTTAAGAGTAAATCTTTTTCTGGTTATGATTTTGACGGCAAGAATTTTGATGTGGAACAAATAGAACCTAAAAAGACAATTAAGCCTACTACCACATTAGAGCCTTCTACGAAATATTCATTTGGTGATTATGCGGTTGATATACCAGACGAAGAAATCTTTGATAAAATTGAAAAGGTAACCTCTGAAAAACCTGAGCAGCCAATTACACAAAGTAAAGAAATTGAAAAACCACTTATATCATCAACGAGAGAATTAGCCGGCGCATTAGCTGCTATACCAGCTTTTGAGTCTATGGTAGGAAAATTGAAAAAATACGGCTTAGACCAATCAAAACTGAATTGGGATGATTTTGAATACGTAATGGGTAAACTTTCTAATAAACAAAAAGAATTGCTGTCATCTGCTGGTGTATCGAAACCTATCACTGATGATGCCAAAGAAGATTTACTAAGCGCCATGGATTTCATTGCTTCCAAAAAGAAAAGCGTGATATTTGATTCTATGAAAGATAGAGCAGAAGAATGGCTTGCAGCAGAAGAAAATAAAACAGATAATATACAGCTTGCGGATAATCTTGATTTGAGTTCTTTAATTTCCACAATACCTGGTTCCACACCGACTAAACCAAGCGGTTATGGCGGTGGTTGGGAGTATGATAAAGAATATGATATATCAAAAATAAAAAATTATATAGAAAATGATCTTGGATTTAATGGCAAGATCAACAACATGAAAAATTTATCTGCGGTCAAAAGTTACACTGGTTCGGGTTATAATACGATCAATACCACTCTTAGAAACAAGATAAGTTCATTTTTCTCTCAAGAAAATCTAAATAGCTCGGATATTAATGAATTTACCGGAAGCTCTAAAATTTCAAGAATGAATAAGTTTTTCGATAGCATAGATAGCTTCCCTGAATCACTTTGGGTTTTTAGGGGATTTACATTGTCCGAAGATGATATTAAAAAATATATACAGGTAGGAGAAGACTATGTAGACCCAGCGTTTATGAGCACATCAATAAACCCCCGTATTAGCTTTGGTATGAATATAAGAATGCGAATATATATACCAAAAAATTCTAAGGTCATACCAATTTTATCTGAAAGTAGTCACCCATCAGAAAATGAGATAATCTTGCCTTCATGTTCAGTAGTAAGAATTTTAGGCATGGAAAAGGTCGGGGATCGCTATTTTGTCACAGGTGCTCTGATAGGCTCCGCATACGACAGTATTATAAAGTCAATGAAAGACAGTGTTATATCTGAAGGATACAATCAAATGAATGAACAAAAAAATGACAAATATGATCCCGAAGGCAAATTCGGAGGAAATATGCCCGTGAAGATAAGTAAAAATATATCTGATAAGATCAAATCCGGTAAAATCAAAGTAGAAAAGCCAACTAAGAAAAAATAAGTTTTGGTTGACATTTGCTCGTGCATTTATTATTTTAATTATATGATAAATGCACGAGGATTATCTATATGAATATTTTTATTTTAAGCTTGGATCCTGTTGAAGCAGCTAGGCTTCAATGTAATAAACACGCTGTGAAAATGCCCTTGGAATCAGCACAAATGCTCTCTACAGCACATAGGATGTTGGATGGTAATATCGCCGAAGGACTTTCAAAATCCGGAAAGCGAACAGTAAAGAAATATATACACCCAGATAGTTCTCTAGAATCATTGCTTTACAAAGCAGTACACTTCAGTCATCCATGTACTAAATGGACAATGTATACGTCATCTAATTATACGTGGCATTATAGACATTGGATTGCATTGTGTGAGGAATATGAATACCGTTATGGCAAAAAGCATCTTTCTTTTGAAAAATTGAAGCATGTTTTGAAAAAAATGCCTGAGAATATAAAAGAAGGCCCTTTGACACAATTCCCCCTTGCAATGCAATCAAATCCGGAGTGTATGTTCAAGGATGATCCCGTAAAATCTTACCGCGCGTTCTATAAAACTAAACAAAAACGTTTTAAAATGGAGTGGAAATTTCGTGAAATACCAGAATGGTTTGAAACAGAAAATGCGTAAAAAAACGAGGTATATTGTATATCATCAAGAAAGAGGTATTTTTGTTGGCGTCCTCAGCGGATATGCAATATTCTCAAAGAATGATGCGACAGATACATACGAGGTGTATGGATTTGAAACATTGCAAAAGGCAAAAGATTTTTTCGAAGGTTCAGTGCCTGGTATGGCGGATCAAGTATTATATGAGGAAATTGAATCTGAAACTGAGTATGTTTCAGTAATTGATCTCGTAAAATCCGGTAAAAAGCACTTAGATATCTATGAATTATTTTTAAATTTGCCCGCAGAAAATGAACTAATTTGTTGACAACAAACAAAAAATGATATAAAAACGAATATATTATTTAATTTTGAGGTATAATATGCATAATATTGAAATTGCAGATGGTGTGGCAAAAATGGCCTATCGTGAATCAAATGGTTTGCCTTGGCATGGATTAGGCACGCCAGTGTCTGGTGACATGACACCGCAACAGATGATGAAAGCTGCTGGTGTGGACTGGAAAGTAGATAAAGTCGATACATATGCAGCAATTGAAAAAGACGGAAATACAAAATATATTCCCACCGGTATGCAAGCTCTTGTACGTGAAACTGACGGTAAAGTGCTTACCCAGGTAGGTTCTGGCTGGAATCCTGTGCAGAATGAGGAAGCTTTTGCTTTTTTTGACGAATTTGTAAAAAGCGGTGACATGGAAATGGATACTGCTGGGTCATTAAAAGATGGACAAATCGTGTGGGCTTTGGCAGATGTAAAGGAAGGTTTTACGCTATTTGGCGGAGATGAGGTAAAAGGATATCTACTTTTTTCCAATCCACATATTTACGGCAAGACAGTCGATATCCGATTTTGTATGGAACGGGTTGTTTGCAATAATACATTAACCATGGCCCTCAACGAGAAAAATCAGCCTTCAGTCCGTGTTAACCATCGTTCACGATTCGATCCTGAAAGAGTGAAAGAGATTTTGGGAATGTCAAAAACGCGCATTGAAAAGTTCAAAGAGGCGGCGGAATATTTGGGATCAAAATCATATATTAAATCTGACCTGGAAAATTATTTTGGTAGAGTTTTTGGTCTTTCACAAAAAGAAGATAAAAAAATTTCAAGAACTGCCGAAAAAACACTCGAGATTATCGAATCACAACCGGGTGCCGAGTATAAGCCGGGTACATACTGGCAGGCATTTAACGCCGTGACATATATGGCAGATCATAAACTCGGTAGATCTAATGACACGAGAATGACTTCGTCTTGGTTTGGTTCAAATGCAAAGAAAAAATTAGACGCCCTTGAAATTGCAATTGAAATGGCCGCTTAATGACAAATAAATTCGATTATCAAGCAATCACAAACGCCGCCATTCAGTCAATTTCAATGGGTGTGCTGACTGTATTTAATATCTATTGGGGCATGTACATTGTAATGGGTATGCTTTCAATTCTAACACTTATACATATGGTTTCAGCAGCATTATTCTTTTCTGGCACAATAACACCACTTGATATTGAAAAAGAAGAGAATAATGAAAATTTGACCGTTCAAATTCTATTAGGTTTACTTTACCTGATATCCTGTTATTTTATATACATAATGGGATTTGTCTTTTTCGCCGGTGTTTTTTCATCACAGGTGATTATAACAATAGCCACTAATACAATGAGGATTTTAAAATCATGAATGTTCTTTATATCATCATGCGAAACGATTTGGATTCGATGAATCCAGGAAAGGCGATTGCACAAGGGAGCCACGCTTCTAACGCATTTCTTGCAAAATTTAATCGAATGATGCAAGAATATTCTGTCGATTCTGCTAAAAAGGAACGGGCCGAAAAACTTAATAAAGATGTTACCACATGGGAAACCGCAACATCACAAGGTTTTGGTACAGTATTAGTCCTTGAAGGCTCGATGCCTGATATTGATGATGCTGTTTCAAAGGTAAAGGATCGTGGATATCTGGCAGATATCGTGCATGATCCTACTTATCCAATCAAGGACGGTGGTGTAGTACATCATCTACCACTTGATACATGTGCTTATGTATTCGTACCAGACTATGAAGAAGATACAAAAGCACGAAATATTCTTTCAACATTCGAACTTCACCAATAAAAGGATTTATATTATGAACGATTCTACAGATCAAAACTACCGCGTGACAGCAGATGAGCTTCGCCAATTCGTTGAGCGGATTGAGCGACTAGAGGTTGATAAAAAGGAAATTGCTGACACTCAAAAAGAAATTTACTCCGAAGCTAAAGGTCGAGGATATGACACAAAGGTAATGCGTAAAATCATTGCTATGCGCAAACGTAACCGCGAAGATATTCAGGAAGAGGAAGCCGTTTTGGGTATGTACATGGAAGCCCTAGGGATGGCATAACATGTCCTTGCGAGGGGCATATAGTTGCCCCTCGCATTTTGGTTGACATGCAAGTCTGCTGGTATATATTAGAACTATAACTGCAGAATACGAGGAATCTGATAAATGACACTTACTAGACTCATCGGTGATATTCACGGTCACTGGTATAATTATCAAACAATCACACAGCCGATTAAACATCAGTCTATTCAGGTAGGAGATTTTGGCATTGGGTTTAATGGCCCATACTGGGAAGACCGTGTAAACGATTTCCACGAGTCAGGACAACATCGCTTTATACGAGGAAATCACGACAAGCCCAGCACCTGCAAAGTTGCTATGACTGGTTGCATTGCCGATGGCACTGTGGAAGGTGATGTGATGTTTCTCGGCGGCGCTTGGAGCATTGATTGGCAATACAGAACTGAAGGTGTTGATTGGTGGAGAGACGAAGAACTGTCTTGCCGTGAACTGGACGACATGATTTCTGTTTACAAAGCTG